CGTTACCAAGGCCATATGAAAATAATTACATTTAATTAATAATAGGGCTTGCCTATATCATAGAAATGCTTATAATTCTTGTATTGGAAACAAGCAACGAGGAACACGATTATGGAACAAGTATATAAAAGAATTAATCCCATATATGGCGGTGACAACATTAAAGGTCTAGAAGTCATCACAACGGCCACAACACCTAGCTGGAAGAAAAGCCTATATGATTGCAAGGGTTGCAACAGAATTACCTTTAACACAATAGGATTGAATTCTAAAAAGCCAGCGTCAGGTTGGTTAGAAATATTCGCATCAGAAACAGCATATGCCGAAACTGCCAATGGGCGTGAAGTTACAAAAGAGGTTATCATCACGCTTCGCCTTGACGCAGCTAAACAACTGAAAGCCATGCTGAACGAGTTAAATATTTAACACCCACCTAAACAGGGGGAGGCTTCGGCTCCCTCACTAATCAAACGAGGAACTTGATTATGATAAATTACAACTCAAATAACAACCAACCTTGGAGCTACCAAGTAGCAATAAACGAGTGCAAACGCATAGGGGCAAAGTATAAATTTGTACGCTATGAAAATGGTGGTTTGATGCTTTGCATCAAAAGCCCTAGCTATGGCTGGTTTTCCCACAGAGGTAGCGACTGTTATGGGCAGAGGGTGTAACATGGCAAATTTTTTATCAGCAAGTTTAATTTTCGCAATGATTTACATGGGGTTGATAGTGCTATGAATGAACACGGCTCACCAAAGGACAGAGGGGCAGCAGACGCCTATTATTGGCGAAAGCGTGAACCTCATTATTTTATTGGCAAAAGCATAACTGGTATTAGAGTGCCTACGTCAGAAATGTCACAGGCGCAAATTAATGCCTACAATATTGGATACGATAACGAGGAAGATCGAAAGGATTACGGATAATGAAATTTTATTGTTTTCAAAAACGACAACAACAAACTGGTGAAAGCGCAATGTTTTGGTTTACAAGCAAGGCCGAAGCAGAAAAAAAGTTAAAGGAAGAAGTAAAAAACAACCCTTACGTTGAAGACTACGTGGGGGGTGAAGATGTGAGAGATTTTCTATACGTGCTTTCAGACAGCGTTTCTTGCTATAACATTCCTACCGACAAAAAGGGCTTGCTACGTTTTTTATTAATCTATGTAAACATTGATAATAACCAGCATCTAGATGCAGCAGCATCCTTGGGAGTTGTAGAATGATTAAGATGTACCATAAACTAACACGCAAGCTACGGATATGGATTAGGCATAAGAGGGAGTGGGTTTAAATGTATTATGTTATGGAAACTTTTAATAATGCTATTGTTTGTTATGGTGGATTCAGCCATGAGTTTGCAGCTTATGCCAAGCGTAAAAGGTTAAAAAAGCGTGACCCATATCGTCAGATTGAGATTGTAAAGAGCAATGCCTAGACGAACAAAAAAAGACAACGCTGGCTGGCCTGAACATACCAAAGACCCAGTTGAGCGAGAGCAACGAATTGCTGAAAAAATGGCTGGCAAGCGATTTGCTGATGTTATTTTGAAAAGTGATAGAAACGTAATCCCTTGGAATCTAGTGCAGAAGGTAAAGCACACGCATGAGTGACTTATATTATAGCTTAGTTATGTTCTTTGATGGGTACGTTGAACTATTCCAGACTTATCCATCTTTGGAAATTTGCACTAAGGCAGCGATAGCATTGGGGCATGGTGCAGTATGTATTGAGGTAGGGCTGTTACAAAATCTAGGCGTTAATTAAATGAAAAAACTGGTTGGCGTTTGGTATCTTTATGACGATGGCAGCCGTGAGTACGCAAGCAATATTGACCACATAACTGTCTTTACAGTACCAAAGTGGCTACATAAGTTAATCAGGCGTGAGGAACAAAGCCCTCTCAGCGACCCTTCTTCTGACCAGCCCAGCTAACACTCGTCCACCAGCCTTACGCCATTTAGGAAACTCATCTGCTGCACCCTCTACGTCGCCACGATTTAGCTTCATTCTAAGTGTTGAGTTTTGCACGTTCCCACTACCTACGTTAAAACCCCAGCTACAAATTGCTGAGAACTGATTAACAGTTAATGGCGTTTTGATAAGGCGTCTAACTGCATTTTCAATATGATGCACTTCCTTTCGGAGCAGAGCCTCACCTTGCTCTTTTGTGATGCTAGGGTGGTCAGAGGTGACAGGATGTCCGTCAATATCCCATGTTGAGCCGTAGGCGATTGTCCACCTGTTAGCTGGGCAAAGATACGGATCAGAAGACCAACCCTCAAAAGACTTAATTATTTCCAAGCCAGCCTTGTTGATATTCACGTTTGTTGCTTTCGTGCCATGGTCCTAGAACCAAACCAAAATGAAACAATGCCAGCCCATACGGCCTGCATTTCATTATTCCAGATTAATTTGTATTGTTCGTGATCCATCCAGCCAAACTGCACAGCAAAAGTTAATATAAATATTTCAAGGAACAGCAAGTATGTTACTACAGGACGTACCGAAGCAGCTAAATTAACTACCCAGGGACTTGCCTTATTCTGTAGTTTTGCATCGTGTTTCAGTAGTGCCTCGCTCTCCCTAATATCTGCCTCAACGTGCGTCATTTGCAGTTTCTGCGCTCCTAGCACCTTTTGGTTCTCTAGTTGCTTGTCCATCAAGCGCAGTTCGTGCTGCTTGTCCTGCTTGTCTTGAAAGAAGTCCATAACTTTAGGCAGAAAGCTAGTGCCAAAACCTAAGACTGATCCTAGTAAACTAAGCATAATAACTCCTATTTTAAAATGAGCTTAACTATATGTTTTTTACCCATGTATAATTCTAATTCTGCTTGCGATTTTAAACACTCAAAGCGTGTATTGCTACTTGATTTTATCTGCCTCATTGCGATTCTTTTGCCCTTTAAGCAGACAGACATAGATGGCTGTATCCGATGTTCTTTAATTTCGTTGTTCACTATCATCAAAAGGGCAATCACAGTTTCAATCATTTTTCAGTTTCCACTCTCCCTGACTTTATCTTTTAATTCTTCAATATCTGCCAAGGCTTTTTCTAACTGTTTTTCAACGTGCGTCAGCATCACTTGATTGTGAATGTTCTTATCTAAGAGTTCCTGATGCTTTTCTACTGTCTCGTACAAATCTT